TGTTCATCACCTTCATGTACGCATCACCCATTTCTTCGGGCCCAACCAGCATGTTTGTTTCAGAGACGAATCCTGTTAGGAATGTTTGTTCCCAGAACCCATCCTCTTCACCTAGGAAGCGTAGTAATCCAATATCTACGTCCTCTTTAAGTTCACCTTTGATTTCCAGTAAATCCTTCTGGAGGTTAAACTCGTGGGATAAAGCCGTCATAAAACCTGGCTTCGGCATTTTAGGAGAAATCTTTCTTATGTATTTCTCAGCCGCATCGGGGCAACCTTCCAAAGTTGCAACCTCGATGTATTCCTGTGCGGTGAATTTGTGCTGGCGGGGAGGGGTAAGACCTAACCCTCCGAGCGATTGAGGAATGTAAAACGGAGTATCATTATCCGCTTTCCCTACCCCACAATCCTTGTACGTTTGCAGCTTCTGTAATTGTATCTGTGTGAAAGTTCGTATGAATGCCTCCCTTAACGCAGGGCGACTCGTCTCAACGTTGTCGCCGGCAAGCATCTCCAATCCCTTTCGTCCACGGGCTTCAATTGTCATCCTCCATTTGACATATTCCTCGAGATGATTTGACCGTAGTCTTGTATCCCTTAGTTGTCTGTCTCTGATGAATTTCAATTGTCCCAGTTTGTCGGGTATCTTGGAGAAGGCCCTCTTGAGGGCCTCCATCTCCAGTGCTTCGCCAACATCCTGCCCTTTTTCCACCTTAAATTTTTCCCCTGTGTATTGTTGGGGAGACCTTTTCCTCATCCGTAGATCTTGTGCGAGCATTTCTAAGTCTCGGTTCGATGTCTCGGATAAGTCCACATAGTTTCCACTCCCTACGCCACTCCTTTGTCCTCCAATTAGAAGACGTGAATTGACTGCGGAAGTTTTGGTGAACAAAGTGTTGGGAGGAAGGCAGCCAGCTCGAGAGAAAAGTTTCTCGACCGTGGCTACTCTTTGGCCTCTCGTGTGGGACTTGTCCCCGCCATTTGTTGGTCTGACGGAGTAGTAGAGTTCGCTGTTGATAATAGCAACCCTTTTGTGAGTGTAATTTTTACCTAGAGAGAATTTAAGGCCACATTGTTTAGTAACCTCTTTCCATATGCCGTAATGTTCTTGTGAATAACACCAATAAAGTATGTCATCCCCATTAACGCACATAGGTAGTTCCCCTAGAACACAGAACTCGTTTTTTCCTAAAACTCCGATTGATCGGAAGTACTCCTCATATGCGACTTTAGTCGCTGCCAAGTTGATAAGGCAGAGGATGGGAAAGGAGCTCGGTGAACCCATTAGTTGTCCCCACTGTTGTTTATGTAGTGGTCCATTTTTAGTGTACTTGAGTGAATGTCCTGTCAAACACTGCTTTAAGACCCATTGGTCTTCGAGCGGGATACGCAAGCGTTGACAAATCGCCTCATTGGCCACCTCTGATAAAAAAGGGTGTAACAAGTCCGTAGCCGACTCATAGTCTCCAGATACATAGAAAGCATCCTTGTCGAGTAAATCAACATAGGGTGAGTTTCCGAAAATCTGAGATAGATAAGCCGAGTTACAGGGCTGTCCAATTAGACGACAGTTCTGCTGTTTTCGCATTATTCCATGTATTACCTTTTGCCACCTTCGGGCCAGATGATACTGGTCACAGTCCCCCTTTGTAATCGTTCGTACCTTGAAGGCTTCCAATAGAGGCACAACCTGAGCTTCGACGGAAAGTCTAGCATAGGCTGCAGCTCTAGAGCTCTTCTCGGCCTCGGAGTAAAGCTCCGGGTCGTGAGGTGTTCGAACGTCGCAGTATTTAGTTTTGTATGTACAATAACTGTGTAGATAACCTGCTTGGGGTTCTGGAAGGAGATACTTCTCGCCGTGTGATCGTAATAGATCGCCAACGGCACCGCCAGCGGAACGGTTTGAATTAACCGATGATCCGAGTGACGGCAGGCGAGAAGGAGGCCTTGCCTCGAGTGGGATTTTCTTCATTTCTCGTATTATCTTACCTTGTCGTTTGTATTTAACCTCGTGTTCGTCTTGAGTGGGAAGTAAACCGAAAATATCATCGGAACATTGGAGAATCGCTTTCACGATTTTCTCCTCCATATCCTCTGATAACGGATCTTCCTTCTTTTCCTCGCACATTATTTTTCTGTGTTTCTCGAGGTTCTCTTCAACAAAACTGGAGTCGACTGGTAGAGAGGCGTTCTTTGTCATATATAGGTCTTTAGTTAGCATGATCATTAATCTAGTACGCTGATCAAAATGATTTTTCACATTCTTTTCATTATACGTAAATCTACATAATCTAACCCAAGTGTCATTTTCGAATAGGTAACATAAATGTCCCCCATCCGTCACTTGTACGAATTCAGGTACTGGAGGGAGCTCTGTTTGTCTAAGCATCCTAGCCCACAAGGAGGCAGATGCCCACTTGCAGAATTTCTCCATTAACCCGTGTTCCGCATAAGCCCATAGACGCCCAACGAGATCTGAAAGACTTTTGATGTTTAAAGCACCAAGTATCCCATCAATCATCCTTTTGCGTGCGTGTTCCCCGTGATCTCCCCCGTTTAGGGAGTCACGCCACATAACTAATGTATTTGTGTACCATTGTGTCATGTGGGCTGCCTTGATAAAGCAGTCGTATGGGAGTAAGTCGAGAGCCGGTGCCGTGGTACCGCTTCCGATGAGCTTCTTAATCTCATCATATTTATGTAAGATTGTGAAAGGGCTCCAATAAGGAGACCTTCCAGCGAGGATAAGGGCATCAGAGCCCATCCACCTCGACACAATCGAACCGGAAGCGTGTGCTTGGTTTTCCAGGTTGCACATTTCCTGAACGGGCGAGATCTTTGGTAAGATCTGGCCGGGAGTCCCACACAGTGATTCGCTTTCTTTCATTACTTGGCTGATAAGGCTGAGAGTGATAAAAGTGGATTATGACGTGTG